AGTTTAAATCCTTCCAATGGCAAAACAATTGCGTGTAACTCTAGACCAGACTTTAACCCAAATTACAAAGAGAGTTGATGAAAACAACGATGAAAATAACGATCCAATACAAAACCAAGAACTAGAAAATATTCAAAGAGAAATAAACTGCATACAAGTAGAATCATTTGATGATTCCACGGTACTATGTGAATTCCAGAATAAATTCGAACAATTGAGTGTATATCCACCGCAGATAATACATATAAAGAATAGTGCATCATTTACCCAAATTGAGGCAGTTATTCGGGAAATTAGCAATAGTCGTTTCCACATTTTGATTCTTTGTGTAGATACTCATTTATTTAGCAAATATACTGCAGAAATTCTCAGTGCAAAACAAGTAATTATTTTCGCTTTCAAACCAGTTTGGATTGGTAAAGCGTTTGATTTTCTACTAGATTCAGGAGTTTTAATTGAACCAATAACACATGAGCAGATAGATTTCGATCGGTTAATTGAGGAGATACAATCACAGAAACAGAATGACACTGGTAATGTTCATCACCTCAAAAGTGGTGTTGTACCTTTGTTACAGAGTAGGCCTGTTATCAGTACCATTTCGAATAATCAAGAACTTTATCACACTACATCTATACTACGCCATAACACACTCGAGAATGCTTTACCAAATATGCCGAATGATGTTAATCCTGTTAATGTTGTCGATGATAATGATTTACGGGTACTTCTTCCATCAGTCGCTACCAACAATGCAGAGCCTTGCCGAAGTCAAAAATTATCAAAGCATACTAAATCGTTTCAACGTGACGCCAGAGCAATTAAATTTTTATCGCAAATTCATGACATCAGTTATCGAACAGGCAGACGAATCAAAGAACATAGACTAGTAGAAACAATTCCAGATGATGTTAATAACGCAACAGATTACGATATTCGATACACTGTATTGGGTAGCGTCTTACTAATGATACCGTATGATGACATGTTTCACATGTTTGACGAATATTCATTAGATCTGGCGTCTGTTAGTTTCTCGTTGAGTATCAATTAAGATGCGTTTCATCATGTTGTAATTTTGCTTAGAGTGAGTTGGTTACATTGCGTTGGCGAATGCTACCTGCGGGGTGTTCGGGGGTTTTGATAATAGT